CGCGTTACGATGCTGCGGCAACGACTCCGGATAATGCGCAGCACTGGTCGCAAGCGGATTCGCTATCGCCGTCGGCTGCACTGACGCCGAGTGTGCGGCGCACACTGCGGAATCGATCGCGTTACGAAGTCGCGAACAACAGCTATGCAAACGGCATCGTTTCGACGATCGCGAACTATACGATCGGTACTGGACCGGTTCTGCAGGTTCGTACTGCGAACGAAGAGTTGAATCTTCGCTTCGAGCGAGCGTGGTCCGAGTGGTGCGCTGCGGTCGATTTACCCGAGATTCTGCGCACGATGCGTCGCTGCGTTGTCGTCGATGGCGAGGCCTTCGCGATCCTCTGCGATTATCCGCGGCAGCGAACGAAAGTGAAGCTCGCAGTTCGACTCGTCGAGCCGGAACAGGTTAGCGAAGGTCCGATTTCCGCGCTCATGCAGCCGGTTGAGGGTATCGTTTTCGATGACTACGGAGTACCGGCGGCGTACCACGTGTTGAGGCGACATCCCGGTGACATCGCAGTTGCGGACATCGACTACTCTTACGAGACGATACCGGCGGACTCGGTTATTCACTACTTCCATCGCGAGCGACCGGGGCAGTGGCGCGGCGTGCCTGAGATCACGCCGGCGTTACCGCTATTCTCGATCTTACGTCGATTCACGCTCGCGACTGCAGCTGCGGCTGAAACTGCAGCGAATCTCGCGGCCGTCTTGCAGACCGACTCGGCCGCGTATATTCCACGCGATGCGGAACGATTCGCGCGCGAACTTGTCTGGCAATTCGTCGATCTGCGGCCGCGAAGTGCCACCGTGTTGCCACCAGGTTGGCGCCTCTCGCAAATGACCGCGCAACATCCGACCACGACCTACGGCGACTTCGTGTACCACCTAATGAGCGAGATTGCGCGGTGCCTCAACGTTCCCGTCGTGGTTGCGCTCAACGACTCTTCGCGTGCGAACTTTTCGAGTGGCCGACTCGATCTTCGCAACTGGTATCGCGCACTCGAAGTCGAGCGTGCGCGGATCGAAGCGATCGTACTTGAGCCGATGCTACGAGCGTTCTATCGCGAGTGGCGTATTGCTGACAGCGAGGCGTCATCGCTAGTCGGATTAGGTCGCGACGTGCCGGATCACGAGTGGTACTGGCCTGCGCTCGAGGGTGTCGATCCGGAGAAAGAAGCGAAAGCGCAACGCCTGCGTCTTCAGAGCGGACTCACGACGTTCGCATACGAGTACGCGAAGCAAGGTCGTGATTGGATGACCGAGCTGCGTCAGCGAGCGAAAGAGTACGCGCTCGCGAGCGAGCTCGGTCTCGATTTCCTTTTCGAGAAAGGAGGTAATAGCGATGCCGAAGACGACGAAAAAGTTTCTTCGAATTCGAGCGAAAGCGAGGATTCGCGCGCAGGGTCCTGAAGACGAGCTCGAAGACGAAGACGAAGAAAACGAAAACGAAGTCGCCGCGCAAGACGAAGAGTCGCAGCCGGCGACCGAGGAAGCGCAGCCGACTGACGATGCCGCGTCAGAGCTGAAGAGAATCCAGATCGTCGCGTACACCGGCGGTACGATGACAGTCGAAGGCTGGTCGCTGCCCGTTGTCGTCGATCTTAGCGGTCTCGAGATTCCGACGAGTTCGTTACCGATCCGCTACGCGCACGACGAGTATGCCGGTATTGGACACACAACGAATATCGCGATCGAAGGGAACGAGATCGTTGCGGATGCCGTGGTCTCGCGCGATACCGAGTACTCGCGCGATTTTCTCTCGTCGATCGAGAACGGCTTTCCGTGGAAAGCCTCGATCGGCCTCGAGGTCGTCGAGTATCGCGAGATTCCTGACGGTGCGGAAGTCGAAGTGAATGGCCGTTCGTTTACGGGTCCGCTCTACGTAGTCGATCTCGCCGTGCTGCGCGAAATTTCGATCGTTGATGTTCCTGCAGACATCGGCACGTCAGTCGTGGCCGCGAAAGCCGCTCGGAGGGTTGAAATCGTGAAGCGAATTCTCGGGAAGTACCCGCACCTCGCGGAACGTGCGATCCAAGAAAACTGGTCCACGAAGAAGTGTCAGCTCGCTGCCATTCGAGCGAGTCGTCCGAGCAGTCGAGTTGTGCATGCGTTCGATGCCCGCGTGGACACGACTGAGGTGCTGACCGCTGCGGTCATGCTCCGCGCCGGTGGTTCGGTCGCGAAAAGCGTCGAGAAAAAATTCGCGCCGCGGATCGTCGATGCCGCATCGAAGTATCGCAACCTTGGTTTGCTGCAGCTTGCGCGTGAGTGTTTGCGATTCGAGGGCCATCGCGTCGATCCGTATTCTTCGCCGATCGACGTGATCCGCGCCGCGTTCAGCGTGCGATCGTTTCCGAATCTCTTGCGCGAGTCGGCATATCGCATCCTCGTTTCGACTTACGAGACGATGCCACCGACATGCCTGCGAATCGCACGCATCGTAGAAACCGTGAACTTCATGCCGCACACGCTTGCAAGGTTGAATGCATTCGCGCAGTTCGAGAGAGTACCGCCGAGCGGTTCGATCGCGCAGGAGCGTATCGGTGACAACGGTTGGCAAATCAAAGTGGATACCTACGGTCGGTTGTTCACGATCACACATCAAGACATTGTCAACGATGATCTCGGTGCGTTCCTCGCGATTCCGCAGGAAGCTGCGCGAGGCGCGATTATCGCACTCGAGAATCTTTTCTGGAGCACAGTGGTCGCGAACCCTGGTGGTTTCTTCAGCACTGCGAACGCGAACGTCGTGACGAGTGCGCCGCTCACGATTCCGAATCTCGATCGCGCGGTCGAGCGAATGCTTGCGCAGACAGATCAATTCGGTCAACCGGTCTTCGTGAAACCGAGTTTCCTCGTAGTGCCGGTCGGACTAAAAGCGACCGCCGAAAACCTCTTTACCGGTGTGCGTGTCGTGATCGCGGGTGGCAGCGCTGAACGCACGTTACCGGAAACAAACGCCTACGCCGGCCAATTCGAGCCGGTCGTTACGCAGTACTTGCCGACGAACGGCGCAAACTCGACGTGGTATCTCGTAGCCGATCCTGCGACGACACCGGCGTTCGCAGTCGCGTTCCTGCGTGGCCAGGAGACACCGATTATCGAAGAAGTGCAACCGATTCCGCAATTCCTCGGTTACTCGGTACGCGCCTACTGGCACTTCGGTGTCGCGCTACTCGACCATCGAGCTGCAGTGCGTGCGACAGCGTGATGACAGCGAGAGACGATGAACGCGATACTCGATGACTTCTTCAAGACACTACTTCGCAGTCGCGGCGTTCGACTTCGGTTGCCGAACGGTTTCGAAATCGACGCCGTGGTCGCGCGCCGCGATTCGCAGTCAGTGTCGCTCGGCGGTCAGGTCGCAGCCGATACGACGACGCAGTGTTTCGTTGTGCGAGCAAGCGACTTACCACCAGGATATTGGCCACGTGTCGCAGACGAAATCGTCAACGTCGCGACATCGCAGCGGTATATCGTTGTGCGTGCTATCGGTGGCGCGCACGCAACGACTTCGAGCGATCCTTACGGTTTTCTCGTTCGTGTGTGGACGAGGTTAGCATCCTAACGGAGGTAAAAGATGAGTATCGTAGTCAAGCATCACGATCTCGTGATTCCTTATGTGGCTGGTGGAGACGTTAGTGCGGGCACGCTCGTCTTTCTCGGCGATATGCCTGCGGTAACGCTCGAGCCGGTGAAATCCGGCGTTCAGTGTGGTGTCGCGGTCGGCGCCGTTATCGAAGGTCCGCGCGAAACTGGTGCTAATTGGACGCAAGGCACAGTCGTCTATTGGGACGTGGCGAACAGGCGTTTCACAACGACAGCGACCGGTAATAAGCGTGTCGGCGTAGTAGTCGGCAGTGAAGTTTCTCCGTCAGCGACTCGCGCACTCGTGTTGATGGATCGATGATCGCGAACCTACTAGACGCTGTTGTCGATGCGCTCAACGGACCACCACCAGCAGCTTCCGTTGCAGCATCGAAGACGTGGGCGCACTATTGGGTGCTCGCACGCGAGACACCCGATGTGTGCGTCGTCACGTTCGTTCGTTCCGAGCGTGAGCGACTTTCGCGATCGCGATTTCGATTCCTTCTCGACGTAGAGATTGTTCGCGCTCGGCCTTACGTGGACGCTTCGTCGATCGAGATCGTTGTCAACGACGTGCACTCGATCGCGTCGCGACTCACAAATCAGGAGGTACTCGAACGAGGTGGCATCGCGTACGCATTCGATTCGATCTCGTTTTCCGATCCGCTTTATGAGATCGAGGAAGTATTCGACGAGAGTTCGTTCGTGCGCGCGAGTATAACTGCGCGTTACGCTGTGCTGGAGCCGTTGTGATGGCATCGGAGTCGATCGTAAAAGTGAAACAACTCTTTCTCGATCGGCCAGCGGTCGTGCGCCACTTCGATCGCAAGACGCTGCGCGTCTTCAAGCGGTTCGGAGCGTTCGTGCGACTGGTCGCGCAGCGAAGCATGCGTCGACGCAAGACGGCGTCGCCACCGGGCCAACCGCCGTCGGTGCGTAAGGGTCAGCTGCGAAAGTTTATCTTCTTCTCGCTCGACGAGCGTCGAAAGAGTGTTGTCGTCGGGCCGACACTACTACGTCCTGACTCGCCGGTGCCAGCGCTTCACGAGCACAGCGGTGTACGTCGATACGGCGCACGTGTCGCGAAGTATCCGAAGCGCGAGTACATGAAACCCGCGTTTCGCGAAGGGTTGGCGAGACTATCGCAGTTCTTTAGGGAGGCAAACGCATGAGTCGAACACGACTGGGGCACCTCGCGAAGCTCTACGTCGATAGCGCGAATAACTGGACCACGCCGACGTGGGTCGAGGTGCCGAACGTAAGCAATCTCACACTCAACTTATCGCACGCGACCGCGGACGTGACGACGCGTGCGCATGCAGGCTGGCGCACGCAAGTCGCGACTCTGAAAGAGGCGACGATCGAGTTCGATATGCTCGATGTCGCGGGTGACCCGAGTGTAGCACAAATTCGTCAGGCGTTTTTTGCTCGCGGCCAGCTGCACGTTCTCTGCTTGAACGGTTCGCGCACCGAGGTCGGTTCGTGGGGTCTGAAGACGCTCGTCGAGGTGACGCGATTCAACCGCGCTGAGCAGATGGGCCAAGCGATCGTAATCTCGGTTACGTTCGTGGTGTCGCCGTTACTCGACGGTACCGTTTATCGCTATCCCGAGTACTTCGAGGTAACGCCCTGATCGCGAGAGGACTAGTAACGATGCGTCATCGATTTACGGACGAACATGGCCGCGAGTACGAAGTCGCGCGGATCAGCTTCGCGCGGTATCACGATCTTCGCGACCACGGATTCGATCTCGCGAAGTGGGCCTCGGAGGCGCTGGCACGCGTAGTGCGGCCAGACATTACGACTGACAACGCGCAGTCGCAGCGATTCGACTACGAGGAGTTTGTGCGCATACTCGCTGACGGCGCCGTGTTTCGCGATCGCAAGACTGCAGAGGCGTTGTTGACAGTACTTTGTCGCGACTCGCTTTCGCGCCACGGCGTCACTGCGAACGAAGTTTTCGAGTCGCTCTACGGTCGATCGATCTGGGAAGCCGAAGTCGCGTTTATCTCGAGGATCCTCGATTTTTTCGAGGGTCATCCCATTATGCGCGAAATTCTCGGCGCCGCGTTGAAGCTGCTGCTGTCGAAAGTCGAAGCGAGTACTGCGACATCGAGTCCTACGTCTGGCACTTCGCCGGCTACCTCGGCGTAGCGCCGTGGAACTTCACACTCGGCGAACTGCGCGCGATGTACGAAAGTCGATTGTTTCACGATCACTGTCATTACGGTATCATCGCGGCAGCGATTGCGAACGCGTTTCGTGGTAGCGAGTCGCCGACGATTCGAGTCGAAGATATTTTCCCGGATGTCGTCGAGTATCTCGAACGATTCGGTGTTCGCGGTGACAACGAGTTGCCGCTACTAAGTAAGGACGATCTAAAGTCGTGGCTAGTCCAGCAGAAATCCGAGCGGGTCGCGCGAGCGTCGAGCTGACGCTGACCGATCGACTGACCGCGGACCTCAACGCGGTCTCGCGCAAGCTCGCAACGTGGGGCGTTGCGTTGCAGGGTATCGGCGCGTCGATACTCGCAGCGTTTCGGCCGGCGCTATCGGTCTTTCAAGAGCAGGAAGCGATAGGTGGCTGGGCGCTGCGACTGCGCACGTCGGTCGAACAGTTCTCGAAGCTCACGTCGCTCTTTCGCGTTTGGAACGTTAGCGTTGACGAACTCGGCGCATCGCTCGAGAGCATGACTGCGAAGCTCGATGCGAAAGCGGTGGCCGAGTTTGGAGACGTGCTCCAGAATCTCGGCGTTATCTCGTTCGCGCATCTGCCGCTCCAGCAACGACTCGAAATCGTGCTCGAGGCGTTGCAACGCATTCCGGACGAAACGCAGCGTGCGCGTATCGCAGTCGAACTCTTCGGCGATAAGGTCGGTATGTCGCTCGTTTCGATGGGCATGTTATCGAACGACGCGAAGGAGCGACTCGCGAATCTGACCGCGACTACGAGTGAACGAGTGCAACACGCCACGCAGATTATGCAGTCGTGGCGCGAGATTACGGCTTCGATCTCTGCGGTCTGGTACGAAGTCGCTGCTGCGATTGCGCCGGTGTTGGAGGCGATCGCGGCGTGGCTGAAGAATGCGACTGCGAATCTCGTTACGTGGGTACGCGCAAATCAAGGCGCTGTCATCGCGATAGCAGCGTTCGCTGCAGGTCTCGTAACCGCGGGCACTGCGCTACTCGCCTTCGCAGGCATCGTGAAGCTCGTCTCGATCGCGATTGGCGTTTTTAGTGCGCTCCTCGCTGCACTGAAACTCGTGCTTCTCGCGATCATGAGTCCGATCGGTCTCGTTGTCGCCGGCATCGCTGCGCTCGGTGTGGCCGCGGTTGCGAGCGGCAACAACACGATCGAGAAGTTTCGCGAGCTGAAGACCGACTTGCAGGGACTCGCAACCGACTGGTCGAATTCGATCAAAGCGATCGTGGCTTCGATAAAGTCAGGCGATATCGAGACCGCGTTTAATATACTCGTAAAGGCGTTAGAACTAACGTGGGCCACGCTGATCCGATCGTTGAAGCGCCTCTGGTGGTCGTTTGTTCGCGATATCTTTCAGTTCTTCGTCAATAACCCGTGGGTGCTACCCCTCGTGGGTGGCGGCGCAGGGCTTTTTATCGCGGGTCCGTGGGGCGGTCTCGCGGGTGTCGGTGTTGGTGCGCTCGGCCAAGGTGTGCTCGCGTTGAACGCACAAAACATCGATAAATTCTTCGAAGATAAGATCGAGAACGTCGATCGCGGGCGTGTCG